TCGTATATGTGTGACGGTCTGAAAGAAGATGTTTACGATGACTGGGCGTATACAAAAGCCCTAGCTGTCACCATGCTAACAGCAGCAGGTTTTATACCTGACGCATCGCTAGGGGCGACGCATTATCACGCAACTCGCGTTACTCCGTGGTGGGCGGCAGAGCTGCAAAGAACTGTAAGGATCGACAATCACATATTTTATCGAGGCGAATGATGGGAGACATAGTGCCGCACCCAGTGCTGCTACGATGCGAAGCAGAAGCAATGGAAGATATCAAAAAACTAATAGATGCCAATGCTGGGAAACTTTCTGTAATCCAGATGATAGGTATTTTTGAAGTAGCTAAGCTGTACGTCCTAGAACAACAATATGAGGAAGATGATGGAAAATAATAATTACTCAGATGAAAAAGACAGGCCGAATATCTACACACGGGAGTGGCTGGAAGAAAAGGTCAATGAGTTTCTAAAGACTAAGCAGATAAAAGTCTTACCTCCATGCGTTTTTTCAATGGATGCAGAGCCAATGTCTGTGATTAGAAGAAGGATTGAGAAAACAAAGAATTTCGGAGATGATATTAAAACATAGGCCACTTAGCCTGCTGCGGCGGTTTCTCCCCATTTCCCGCGAAACGTCACAGGCAGCCCCAGAAATGGGGCTTTTTTTAGGACAGAAACAAATACCTTTCCGCTTTTCTTCGTCGCTCCAAACCTGCCAAAACGACACCGTTGGACTTTCTCCACTTGAGAAACTCATCTGCCGCACCTTCAAAGTCGCCACGGTTGTATTTCATTCGCAGTGTTGAAGCCTGAAGATTCCCTAGCCCCACATTGAACGCAAAGCTGACCAACGCTGCAAAATGGCGGTCATTATCAGCAGCAGAAGGACATAATCGTAATATCCCCGCCTCAAAGCGATGTAAATCCTCCGCAAGAAGCGTATCAATTTCGTCAGCATCCCAGACCCTGCTGTGTTCTGGTTTGAGTTTGTAAGAGGCTCGCTCATCAGCTTTAAGCCTTGCTTGCTCCGGGTAAAGGACATGACCATACCCTACAGTCCACAGCTTCGCTGGGCAAAGGTAAGGCTGATTGTGGCAGCCCTCGAAAGCCTTGATAAGGTCTATGCCCTCGTCCGGCGTTTTCATTTTTTGTTGAAAGCCTGAGACCCAAACCAAAAGCTGATTATTGCAGCTAAAATCGCCATCTCGTCGTCTGAGAACACCATGTCCATTGCCTCTGCGAAAGCAACGCCAGTTGAATAGGCGTACCAGATTCCAGCGACATCAACGACGATCAGCAGCATCACAAACAAGTAAGTGACCACGGGACGAACAGAGCCTCTAAGATTGATAACCCACGGTGACGCGCCTTCACCGATTTTCATGTCGTGCTTCCACATTGCGACTCGCTCCTGAGCCTGAGTCTGCATCGCAATCTGCTCGGTCTGTAGCGCGACCTGAGCGGTTTTAATCTCCTCGATCTTGGCCTGTGCGATAAACCCTTCTCGGGCCAGGGCAATCTCACGCTCACGCTGTGCAGCCATCAGCGCCAGCTCATGCTTCTTGTCACCCCTGTCTTGGAAGTAATCAAGAACCTTCGGCAGACCGCCACTGGCAAAGCCAAGCAGACTGGAAATCAAACTCAACATAGTTACATCCTCATAATTACTATCGCTGCAACAATCGGGATCGCCACAATCAGCGCGATCAGCGCAATGGCGACAGCATTCAATATAAGTTTCTTGATTCTTCTGGCACGAGCATCGACTGCTCTTTTTCGTGCGTCACGAATATTGTTTCGGTCTTTAATCATGTCTCGATAAGCATCTACCCCGAATCGGTAGACGATCATCTCGCGCAGTTCACGCTCCTGCTGCTCAATCTTTTTACGCCGCATCAGGTTCTCGATTGCTTCCTGCTCGACCGAGGACTTGGCAAACATCTTTTTGAAAAGAGGCGGATCAGCAGCCTCTTCGTCTGCGGCTTTTACGTCAGCGATTGCGCCAAACCAGGTTCCAAGTTGGCCGCCCATATCCTCAAGCTCGCGGCCTACCTCGATGCCCTTTTTAAGGACATTGTAGGCCGAGGTGGCGATTGCCATAGCTGAGACAGGATCGAGCATGGTTACTCACCGTTGCCGTTGATCTTGTTCCACCCGCCTAGCATGAGTAAACCGAGAACGAAAATAGTGCCTGCCCTGGCAATCGTCTGCCAGATTGTTTTCTTGATGCCGCGCCAGTCGGTAATCAGCGAGCGAAGGTCACGAACATCGGTACCCGCATCATCATCATGCAAGCCTACCTCTTTCAGAGCCGATTTCATCTCCTCACGGACGATCTGACGTAGCGCGATTTCGTCGATGTTCATGGAGGCTCCTTACGGCTTCACGGGCCAGTCAATTGTAACAGGGAATCCCGCTTGCTGCGGCAGGTCTCGCAGTGCTTGACGGTAGGCCGCCCACTCGCTCGGAATTGCCTGACCAGACTCAAGGGACTTGATGACGACCCAATCACACTCCGACAAAAGCCTGTCTCGCTGGGTTCTGGCGTTGGCTGCAAACTCGGCATCCTTCTGGGCTTTGTAAGCAGTTTCTTGTTCTGCTGCTGTTGTCTCGCCATCAGTGAACACGGGGCCGAGGATGTACTTGGTGTACCACTTGCCATTGATCTGTTCGACACCGCTGCGCTGGCTGTACTGATACACCGTGCCACCAGATGCCTGCGGGCCTTCAAATACTGGATCAGCTCCAAGCGCCTCCAAGACTTCGGGCGTAGTGATACCCCATGACGGGCCGTTGTTATCCTTGGCCCACTGACGAAGCTCGCTTTCAAGCATAACTGCGCCAGTGCTTCTGATTCTGTAACTCATGTTTACCTCTACGCAATCGCAAGGAAGATGAAGGAACCACCGTTGGCGTTAATTGCCGCTGGTGCTGTGCTGCTGATCTCAAACCCTGTCGCAGCCGTGTCTATATAGTCTGTGCTGGTGACTTCAGCGGCTGTGCTGTTCAGGAGCAGGTATGGATCGTTACCAGCCACGATACCGCGAGCAGTGTCCCAGACGTACCAGTCACCTGTAGAGTCAGTGCGCTTTATGAGGACAAACCTCGCCCCCGCCGTAAAGCCGCAGTCGATCTGTTTGGTTGTGCCAGAGCCGGTGTATGAGCCGACCTTACTGACGCCTGCAACTGTGGCAAAGAGGTACGCGACGAATGTCTGCGCGTTTTCATTAGTAAGGTTACTAGTGCCTACAGAAAAAACTGTGCTTGTGGGTCTCGTAGAGTTCCAAATAATCGGGCTAGTGTTGTTAGCTTTTGGGTCTGTGCTATTCAAATACAAATAATCAGACGCAGTTAAACTTTGGCTGTTTACAGCCCAATTTGCAATGCTGCTTCGCCTTCTAACAATCATCAACTCAGGCACAGCAGCCAAGTTGTGATCCACCGTCCTTGCAACACCAGTCCCCGTATAGCACACCACATCAAAGAAGCCGGGGGCGCGTTTGAAGCCCCATAAAAAATAACTACCACTTATGCCCGATGTTTTGAATCCATCTTGCACATCAAATGGCCTTGGGCCAGCAGTCCCATAGAGGGCACCTTCTGAATCAGTTGTGTTAGGGTACAAAATAGCATTACGGAGTCTGTCACTTAGCAGCCATTCTTGAGTGCCGTTATATTTGGCAATTGCCATGTCTGATACAAACCCTGTTGTAACAGTTTGCCCAGACGTTAGGGTGACAGCGCCTTTAGGACTAAACACACTCGTCCCACTCGTCGGCACTTTCATCGGGCCACGGCGGATGGCGATGTAGATGTAGGTTTGCCCGGAACCATTAATATCGGACACAGTAGCTGTAATGGTAAATCCTGTAGCATCTATATTTGCAAAATTAGATGCTCCAGTCTCTGCGTCAGATGTATTTGGCTCCAAACGGTTTCCTGAACCAGATGTTGAACTTGTACCAACTCCTAGCCCACGCATAGAATCATGAATACCCCAATCTCCTGTAGTCGAAGCCGCCTTGTAAAGAATAAACTGAGGCTCCCAGCCAAGATTAATACGAGGGCCTGGGCTTGCACCAGTACCCGTATAACTACCACACGAAATCACATTGTCCGTACCAGACAGGCCAAAGCCACCTGCATCGTGGGCGAATAGGTAGGCAATGAAAGTTTGACCGCTTTGATTTACTTCAGAAAAAGAACCCACATAAAACTCTGTTGCTGTTGGCGTAGTGGCTTGCCAAATAGCAGACCCAGTAATTCCTGTCCCAGTATCATTTAAATATAGTGATTTATTATTCCCAACGCTTCTATGATAAACCTGCCAATTACCATCGCTTGTAACTCTTTTTACGATGATACATCCCGGCACAGAACCAAGATTATGCGCCACAGTGCGATTTGCACCTGTCCCCGTATACGTCACAACATCAAAGAACTTCGGCTGCTTGCGGAATGTCCATGAAACGTATGTGGCTGCATTGGTGTTTAGCTTTGCCAAAGCACCAATCGAAAACCCTGTAGTGTTAAACGCTGTCAGGCCAGTGCTTTGCGTTGTCTCGGCAGCAGTGCTGTTGCTGACTAAATCTTTTGTTGCTCCCCGCGTAGTATCATATAGCGCATGGTCTGTTGCACCTGACCGGCCTTTCATCCACACCAGCCCACCTTTCGTGGACAGATCAATCTCGTTGGTGATGGTCTGCGTAGAGCCGTTGCCGGTGTAGAGGTAAGTGGAAAACACATCCTCGATGTAGTTCACAGGGCCAGACTGGGCGAACTCACCAAACCCTTGAGCTGATGCCGCACCTCTTGTGCTTATCAATGGCATATTAGCCTCACGCAAACTTTGTTTGAGCGGCAAAAACAGTGAAGGTGGCATTCCCCGTTTTCACGATGGTGTAAGTATAAGCATCTATGCTCGAAGCATTACCGGCGGCCCAAGCTGTGCCGCCTTGATACTTAGGAGTGACTGAAACCCCGTCTACTTGGACGGCATTGTTGTAGTACGCCGTAGACCCTTGAGTGACAAGATGAGCAACGGTAACGCTCTGACCAATATCCATCTCGCTGTTTAACCTGGTGAACTGATCCCCTCTAAAGTTGATCGTCCAGTTGGCCGAAGCATTGGAGGTGTAATAAAGAACAGACTGCTGGTTAACATCAAAGTTGATCGTTCCAGTAGCTGCCACTGCCAACGTAGGGGCGCGTTCAGTAAACCCCGTTGTCAGATCAAGAGTAGGAGTATTGGGAACGTAGTTAAACGCTGTCCGTTGAAGTAGAGGCATATTAGTAGTTCCCGCCCAAGGCACTTATGGCAATAGCAATGTTAGTTCCACCAGCAGCCACTGTAGTACCTGCGTAGATTCGATAAGAGGCTGGGAGATTAAGTCCGTTAACCGGCAGCGTCAGAGAATAAGTGGTCAATGCAGACGTACCAAGAGCGGTCACTGCGGTAGCAGGGATGGCTACTTCGCCAAGGAAGATGTTATTGCCCGCTGTAGTATTTGCAGAACCGTTGTTAATCCAGAAACGAACTAAAGTCGCGGCAGACGTACCAGACGCTGTTGCTCCATTTGTCGAGGACAGACGGCATACAATTTGATCCACCCTCGCACCATCAGCGCCTGATGTAAACACCAGAGCCATTGCAGTGCCTGTAGCCTCTGTGCCATCGAATGCCTTGGTGTTGGTCATTGCCGTCGAAAGGATAGCATTCAGCGCACCGACATTAGGGGTTTGGGTAAATACGGGAGTTGCGGTGACGGCCATGATTAGAATCCTCCGAAGTTATTAGCAAGAAATATATTACCGCCGCTGTTTGTAGCAGCATTAGCAGCAATCGTGATTGAGCCAGTTCCGTTGGTAATGCTTATCCCGTACCCGGAAGTTAGTGTTGACTTTGTAAGGGTGTTCCCCGTGGTATTACCAATTAGCAGTTGACCATTGGTGTATGTTGTTTGACCTGTACCGCCGTTGGCTACAGCCAAAGTTCCTGCAAGTGTAATTGAACCGCTGGATGTTATCGGGCCACCAGATGTTGTTAATCCTGTAGTCCCGCCAGATACATCAACACTTGTTACGGAGCCAGTGCCTGGGCCTGAAAAAGCAACTTGGATAGAGCCTGAGCCATTTGTTATGGTAACTCCAGAGCCTGCTGTCAAAGTCGCTGCGCTAAAGCCTGAGCCATTACCTATTAAAAGTTGACCGTTACTAGCACTAGTAACCCCAGTGCCGCCACGGGTAGTAGGAAGAGTTCCAGTAGTACCAGCATCAATTGGAAGTCCAGTGGCGTTAGTTAATGTGGCTGCTGATGGAGTTCCCAAATTAGGAGTAACAAGAACTGGAGAATTCAAAGGGGCTTTGCTGTCTAGCTGTGTTTGGATTGGGCTTGTAACGCCATCCGTATAATTCAATTCTGTAACTGTAGCAGTAATTCCATCCAGGGTATTAAGTTCCGCTGTTGAGGCGGTTACCCCGTCAAGAATATTTAATTCCGCTGTTGTCGATGTAAGACCATCAAGGATATTAATCTCTGCTGTTGATGCAGTTACTCCATCAAGAATATTTAGCTCCGCTGTGCTCGCGGTAACGCCATCAAGAAGGTTAATTTCTGCTGTCGTTGCAGTAACGCCGTCAAGGATATTTATCTCTGCTGTTGAGGCTGTTACGCCATCGAGAATATTTAATTCTGCGGCTGTTGATGTAATAGCCACGCCATTCAAGGATGGTGTGCCGGTAAATGAGGGAGAGGCTGCATCAGATTTAGAATTAACCGCTGTTTGAATTGCAGTGAACTCGGCATCAATCTCTGCGCCTTTAACAACTTTTAATGGATTGCCAGATACTAAAGTGTCTTTAGCTGTAAAATTTGTAGTCTTTGTATAATTGCTCATCTGACAGCCCTATAAGTTAATGAGGGAAAACAAAGGGAGGGTATTACCCCTCCCCTTGCTTGTTACTTACGCATCAAGAACAGCAAGAATGAATCCTGCTTCTGGGCGGTGAGCCTGAACACCATAGAGAGTATCGGCAGTGTACAGGGTAGACAGGTACTCTTGCTTGTACTGAGTCTGTGAACGAACGCTCATCTGCTCGCCAAGAACAAGTGCATCCTTGTGGAAGAAGAAAGCGCCACGAACATCAATAGTACCGGCAGTATTAGAAGTAGCATCCTCAATCAGCGGGCAATTGGAGGACACATAAATCTGAATGCCGTATACGCTACCAATAAGACCTGACTGTACAGTGCGTGAATCGCTAAAATCGCTTGATACATAGCGATCAACGCCCATGATTGCAGAGCGCAATGCAGGGGGAATCACGAAACAACGATCAGTCATTGGGACATCTGCGTCATCCATTTTCTTAATCAACGCACGAAATCCAGCATCTGTAAACACATCACCTGTAACTACTGTGTCAACTGCATACGCAGTCAATCCAGTAGAAGAGTCAATGTAGTAAGAATTGCTGTTAACCCAAGCAGTACCAGTACAAGTTCCTGATACTGGGACAGTCAGGTCAAGTGTGCCATTGCCAAATGCAGTACCTGCTCGGAACAAATCGTTGTCAATCTGACGAGCAAGCGCATAACCAGCATCTTCTGTGTAGAACTGACGCAAAGATGCCAGAGCCTGGACGTTAACAATATCCTCAATCAAACGAGAATATTCAAAGTGACGGTTGATTGTCAGAGTGGTTTCAGACTCAAGGTTTGCTTGAATCGTTACCGCTGTTGCTTCTGCTTTGGCAAATGCAGAGCCACGAACCGGCTTGGGCAGATGGATAACATCACCCTTCTTGCCTTTGAAGTTCATCTTCTTGACAAGCGGAGCCATCTTAAGAGACTTCTGATAGGCGGCAATCACCTCATCAGACCAAATCTCTGGGATAAACTTATCTGCCGCTGTTTTATCTACTACTGCGTTCGCCGTAAAGAACGCGCCTGAAGTTTCGCCAGCCATGATATATAACCTCTATTTAGCGAACTCTACCCTCTGCATAAGCCTGCCTTATTTCAGGCTCCATAGCATGGTATCGTTCTGGATTGGTTTGCATGAGTTCAATAATGTCCCGCCTACGGTAAAAGACTTTGCCTTTCGGCTCAGAACTTCCCTTTGACGATCCAGTTGATGCCTTCTTCAAAGTTTCCTTTCGAGATGCCTTCTCTGCGTCTAGCAAACTTGCTGATGCGCTCTTAGTTGATTTCCACTGGGAGAACAACTCATCTGCTGCATCTGCGTCAAATTGACTATCTGCTCGTGAATACAACTCTTTTCGCCATTTACTTGCCTGAACCCATTCTACAAATGCAGGATCACCAGCAATGTCGGCTGCATCGGGATGCTTTGACATCAACACACTCTTTGCCTGTTCACTCCGTATTCTAGCATTTAACTCTTGAACCTGCTTGATTGCAGGGTGAGAAGAAATACGCTTGTCTACGGCCTTATCAGGGTCAGAAAAAAAGTCAACTTCCTCTGCGGGTTCAGCCTTTTTTTCGTTTGATCGCGAGAGAATGAATTGGTCTACGACCTTACGCAGTTCGCCTACCTCCGACCCTTGCTGACCAAGGCGCGACTCAGCCTCTTGGTGCATTTTTACTAGGTCTTGAATAGACTTGTTGCGGTACTTTTCAGGTACTTCCGGTTGTCTTTCTTCCTCTACCTGAGCCTCTTGGTCGGTAGATTCTTCAAGGACGGAAAAATCATCTTCATTTTGTTCTACGCTATCAATTAGTTCTGCCATCATTAAGCCTCATAAGACCAATCTAGCTACCCGCGTCACTGTTTCGCAGCAGTGACAACGGACTAATCTTGGTTTGCCTTAAGTTCTTTTGCGATCTGCTTGTCTCTTGAGTTCAACCACTTCATCGTAGCACCTGGGAAGTGACCAGATGTCGGGTCTAAATACACTCGTGGGGCAGAGATCATACGGCTACCAATCTCATTGCAGTGAGGGCAATAATGCTCTGAATCATCTCTGACAAAGCACTCAAATACATGAGCATTTTTACATTGATAATCAAAGACTCTCATTGTTTATCTCTTTTCTGCTATGGTCTATGGTAGATTCAAGATTGAGGATAAAAGACAGGGTGTTTAACTGCCCTTTGCGAAAGAACAGGTCATCCACATCCTTTGTTGCCTCAACAGAATTTATGTTTCGAGCATTCTCTTTAAGCTCGCCTATTAAAAACTTCCAGCCATCGGATGCAAACATCTCATCCATAGCGTCAAAATATTCTTGATCCGTGATCACTTAGAATTCCTTTTGAGAATTTCGCGCTTTTCTTCTTGTGCTTTTTCTAGTTTGGAAATGCGCTCTTCTAAGTTCTTCATTATGCCATTTATCTGTGCTACTACTTCCCTTAAATCCTGTGGTGTTATCACATCAACTCCTTTGCTATCGCAAGATTTATCTTCTTCTCATTCATTACCCTGTCAGCAACCTTCAAGCGTCTTTCAAATTCCTTGTCATCTTCAGACCCAACAGCCAAGTTGCTTGTAATAGCTTTGATTTGGGCTGTCTCAAGCTCTACTGGGATTGCCTTTACTTCAGCCATCATCTTGATAGCGCGAGCCTCTGACTCTTTAGCTTGGCCGTTAAGGGCGTTTGTCTGAGACTGCTGGAAGTCCATCTGAAGTTTCATTGCGGCTTCTTGTTGAGCCTGCTGCGCCTGCTGCTGTTCTGGGCTAACCTGACCAGCCTCTTTAAGCATCTTAATCAACTCCTCCCTATTAGAGAGGTTCATGCTATCAATGGCTGCTTCAATCAGAGACATATAAGCAGGAGATGTCTGAGGCATAGTCTGAAGCAGTTGAACAAGCTGAGTAACCTCGTACTCTCTGGCAATGATACCGAGAGACGAAGTAATGTTGAACTTGTAATCTGCCACTGGGTAAATCTCTGGCTCAAACTGCATATAACGCCATGAGATTTTCTCGATCATTGGGATCAAAAATGAATCTTGGAAGTTGATGAGTGTGCGCTTATGCCGCTTGATAATTGCGCCAAGAGACATGGAAATGCCAGCAGCAGTAGATTCACCATTAATAGAGCCTGGAATACCAGCAGAATCAATAGCGCCAGTGGCTGTCTGAACCATTCTCTGAAGCTCGCCAGCTTGGGCAAATGTAATCTGAGAAACTTGACCAAAATTAAACGGCTGAAGAATCTCTGCTGGGTTGCCATTGGTCATAATAATCTTGCCTGGGCGCACCTCTGGCCGTGCTCCTCTAGGCATTCTAGATGCGTCCATTGCAATCATGGGATGAATCGTAAGAGCAAGAGCGTCTATACGCGCTCTAAGCTCTGCATCTAGAGCTTTTTGAGAGTTATAACCCTTTTCGCATACACCTCGACCCCAGAACCTCCCAGGGACTATATCCCAAGGGAAGGCAATAACAGGCCGATCATTCATCATGTAAGGGTTTTTTTCTGCCTTAACGACTATCTCTCCATTAATAATGACGATGATTGCCTCAACATAGTATGAGTCATCGTCATCATCAGCTTCGTAGTCTTGATAGCTCTCAAGCAATTCTCTTGGGACAAGACCAAAATATTTGGTTCTTCTAACTTTGTCATCAGGCTGGTCTACCAATTCATGGTCAACGTCAAGACTCATGTCTGGGTATGAAATATTGAAAGGAACATCTCGGTATACGCCTGATTCTTGAAGTAATTCAATCTCATGGGGCGAGCAAAACTCATCAATAATGACCCCAATAGAATCATCAACAGAGGTGCAAATGGGATCAACAAGGAAGTTCTGCGGAAGAATTGGCCTGAGTTTGCAAACAGTTCTGTCTGCAATAGTGACACCAACGGCTTGAAGCTGGCCGCCCATCATATCCTGCCTTGCAGGCTTCATTTCTTTCTCTTGCTCAATCACTATCTCTGCAATACCAGTGCCGTAGACTGCCGCATTAATCAAGCACTCGGCTACAGACTTGCGAACCTTGTTTCTTTGAAGGTCTCTGTATAACTGATCTCTTAGATACTCAATATCAGAAGAATCCGTGTCTTGCAGGTCATCTCTTATATCAAAGAAACGCCCTCTGCCAAATGTGGCCTCTTCTATTTCTGCTACGGATGACTCTACTGCTTGCTGAAGGGCTGGAGAAATAATCCTGGATCGTTCAGATTCTCTTGTTTTATCCTCTTCAGCATGAATTCCTCGCCAAAGACGGTTGTACTCATCAAATCGATCTTCGTAATTATTCTCGAAATGATTGCGCCATGTTCTGCACTTTTCCATAACCCAACCATCGATTGTTTGGGTCTGGGATATTGTTTCTTCATTAGAATCAAGCATATTTAATATCCAGAAACAGAGTCTAGTGCAACAAAATCGTCTTCCTCATACTCAGAGGAATAAGATACTTTGGCTAACTGGTCAATATATGCCAGCGCATCAATCATATCATCGTGGGTCAAGACATCTGGGAACTGAAAAAGCTCATCCATGAACTGCATATTCCACTCTCCCTTGTTTAGGGAGATAAGGCCATTCTCAAAACGGCCTTGCAATGCCCACATAACTCGATCTGTTTTCTTTTTATTGCCGTGAGTCAGTTCTTCTACTCTAAAAAACCTGCCACTCTTTTTCATTAAGTCTGTAAGAGGAGACATTACTGCCTGTTTGGCAATTCCCCTCTCTATTCCCACTGAAACAGGCTCATAATCACGCACAATCTGGAAAATCTTGTTGGCAGTCTCATCAAGAGTCCATCTGCCAACTATTATATCCTTAACCCACCAGCCATCATGGCCGACTTTTACCACAGCTATAGCCGTATTATCAAGTTTCTTGGACTTGACCTTCTTGCCAACCTCTTCAAAGCCAGCGAGGTCAATAGCAACATGATATTCCCCAATAGGCTCTTCTTCTGAAAACTTAACCCAGCTCTCTTTAAACATTTCAGAGCCTTTTGCCTCAAAAGATGCTAAGAATTCCTGCCTGAAAGCATAGGAACTCATCGACTTCTTGGCCTTATCAACCTCTTCTTTATCCAATATAGGGTTGTCATAGCTGGTGTAATGCCATGACTTATAGTCTGGATCAAGACCTAGCTCTGCTGATTTGTAAAGCTCATAAAAATGATTTCTGCCCATGGGAGTGCCAATAAACAAAGCACTTCCCTTGAGGTCGGCCAAGGCTGGGCGCAGGATTGACTCCCATACATCAGGCTTCATGTCGGCATATTCGTCAAGAACCAAGTATTTGAGGCTTACACCCCGCATGGTTTCAGGTCTATCCGCGCCTTTTAGGGATATCATAATCCCATTAATCAGCTTGATTTGTAGATTATTGACATGGGAACTCTCGATAAGGCCGTGGCCCAGATCAAGAAGGGTATTCCACATAATATCCCTTGCCTGACCTTGTGTTGGGGCAACGTAGAATATGTTTCCACGGTCTGTCTGAAGGGCGTTTACCAATAAAAGATAAGCAGCTAGCCTGGACTTGCCTGTGCGTCTTCCTGCGGCAACAACCTTGAATCTTGTTGGGTCATTCCAGACATCTTGCTGCCAACGCAATAGCGATATATCCAAGTCCATCAAGAATGCTCGTGGTAGATGTTATTCAGAGTCTTGCTCGTATACTTCTCCGACCTGCTTTATTGTAGTATCGCCTGCCGTAGTCACATTGATATTAATCATTGGCCTGTCGCCAAGTTTGTTCTTATCGTAATGACTCATGGGAGCCATCCTGTCCATAATGAGCTTCCAAGCCGCAGCTTGGTTCTTGTTCTCATCATCGCAGGCCGCTCTTACTATAGCATCGATTACAAGGTCTATCTTGTTGGCAAGTAGAAGCCGCTCTTCCAGCTTCTTAATGGCAGTACGCATACCCTTTGGTCGACCAGAAACTTGTTTCTTCTGCTCTTCCCATTGCTCTCGGGTCATAAGCCGATCTTTTTTCCTCGGCCTGCCCCTTCCTCGCTTTATCTCTAGCTTGTTTTCGTTGCCGTCTTCGCAACTAACTTCGCTAATATCCTGAGTAAGTATTTCCTTTTGAGCTTCCATTAGACTTCTTCTTCTTGCCCTTTGATTTGGTTGGCTTGGCCTTCGTATTCTTCATCATATCCTATCTCCTTTACGATATTACAATTTATTTTTTCTTGGGAAGGTCAGCTTTGTGAAATAGATACTGGCTGCTGGCAGTGTGGGTCTTACCAGACATAAGCCTACCCTTAGAATCCTTGTGGGTAGCGCCCTTGTACTCAGTGCCATCTTTAAAATAGTGCTTAACACCAGAGGCCATTATCGCTTTCCTTTCTTGGCTGTCTTGGCAGAGGCTTTAAAGTCTTTGGCTGTTGGAGCGCCCTTGGTTCCAGGCTTACGCATGGTCTCCCCAGAGCCTTCCTTGATGCGCTTTCTCTTGGCATTAATGTTTGCGTAAAGACCCTTCATAAAAGCCTCTTTGGATAAGTATCAGGAAACTGAGGTCAAGAGTTACCACTTAACTTTGTCTGCCCAGTACGCAGCAGACATCTTACCCTTGGCTATGTTCTGAGCGTGTCTTGCCTTAAAAGACTCTCGTCTTGCTCTATAAGACTTTGACTCGCCTTCTTTCTTGGGGGAGCCAGAGACGCCTTGCTGACCAAACCTGATGGTTTTGATCTTGTCGCCTTCTTTGGCTACAACAACGTGGGATTTCGTGGGATGGTCAGGAGTTCTTTTAGGCTTGTTAAAGCCCTCCACTCCTACGCGATCTAACCTGGGGTCTTTCACTGGTATAGTCTCGCTATAAACTGTCTGGAATTGGTTCTCCGCGCCACGCAGAGTATCACTAGTTGTACTTGTTGTTGCAGGGGTTAACCTAAGCCTGAAGAGTTATTGTTGTTGTTGCTGACACGAGCTAGCGAGTGTCTGCGCCTTTGATTTATTAAACCCCAAATGCATTTTACTAATCATCAAAAATCTGTCAACTGTATCTTCAATGAATAATTTAAATGATAAATGGATTATCAAT